GATATAGCCAATTATGGCATCATTGGGCTCTTAGTTGGGCGCGATAAATGGAAAAAATAGTTTGGCGAAAAAACTCCCAAAAATAGTAAAGGAAATAAGGAATAATCCACCTTCACCCGTTAATTATGCATATCAAAAGAATATATCATATTCTCAGATGTCTATATTTAGAGGATGCCCCCATAGATGGAAACTCCAGTATAAAGATAAAATTAAACGATTTACATCTTCTATACATACTGTTTTTGGAACTGCCGTCCATGAAGCAATGCAACATTATTTAGATGTAGCATATGAAAAATCGTTTGCGGCCGCCGATAGAGATATCAACATGGAAGAATATTTCCAAGAAGCATATATAGGTGAATACCAAAAGCAATATAAGTCAAACAAATCAGAACATTTCTCAGATGCAGCAGAAATGAGAGAATTTTTTGATGATGGTATTGCTATATTAGATTGGTTTAAGAAAAAACGTAGTAGATATTTTAGTAAAAAGGGTACATATTTAGTGGGTTGTGAAATACCTATTGTAGTAGCACCAAATAAAATGTTGAATAACGTATTATATATGGGATATCTTGATGTTGTCACATATCATGAGGAAACAGAGACATTTAAAATAATTGACATAAAAACCAGTACTAATGGGTGGAACGACTATGCTAAAAAAGATGAAAATAAACAATTCCAACTATTACTTTATAAACAATATTTTTCAGAACAGTATGGGATACCTTTAGATAAGATTGAAATTGAATTTTTTATCCTTAAGAGGAAAGTATTAGATCCTGATGATGAAAAGCTTATGTCACCCTATCAAGCTTATAGAGTACAACAATTTGTACCACCAAGTGGTAAAATTAAATTATCAAGAGCAAAAAACGCTATTAATGATTTTATTAATGAGTGTTTTAATTCAAGTGGAAAAATAAAAGAAGCAGATTATCCAAAATCTCCTTCTAAATGGAATTGTAATTTTTGCCCTTATGGAGAAGATAAAGAATTGTGTGGAGCCAAACAACATTTTTCGTAAGTTCATACATATGTATATATAATAAATAACGTTTTAATAAATAGAGATTATGAGTACAACAAAAAACCAGACACTAACTAGTGTCAAAGTACAAACCCCCCTATTCGAGGAATTTAAAATTGAATGTGTAAAACGTAAATTTTCATTTCAAAAACTTGCAGACCGTGCTTTGTTTTTGTATCTTACAGACGAAGATTTCCGTAAAAAAATTACTAATCAAATCAATCTCGAAATAAAGGACTATGAGTAAGAAATTTAAATATATCCCTAAGGATAAACGAAAAAAAATACTTTTAATTTGTGATGATATTAGAGTACATTCTGGAGTAGCTACGGTTGCTAAAGAAATTGTAGTTCATACAGCAAATCATTTTAACTGGAGTCAAATAGCAGGTGCTATAAAACACCCAGAAAAGGGTAAAGTACTTGATTTATCTAGTGAAACCAATAAAATGGCCGGAATTGATGATACTTATGTTAAATTGTTTCCAGTAGATGGTTATGGTAATGAACAAATTTTAAGGGATATTATCAGGGTTGAAAAACCAGATGCCATAATGCTATTTACAGATCCAAGGTATTTTGATTTTGTCTTTAGAATGGAAGCTGAAATTAGAAAAACATGCCCTATTATTTATCTTAACATTTGGGATGATTTACCAGCTCCAATGTATAATAGTGCTTTTTACGAAGCTTGTGATCTTTTATTAGGTATTTCAAAACAAACTGTAAACATTAATAAGCTAGTTTTAAAAGATAAAGAAAAAAATAGACTATTTAAGTATTTACCTCATGGTAAAAATGAAAATATATACTATCCCTTAACACAAGAAGAAAAATCAACTAAAGAATTTAAAGATTTTAAAAAGAGTTTATTCAAAAATAAAACCCCTAAATTTATTTCTTTCTTTAACTCTCGAAACATTAGAAGAAAACAAATTCCTGATACCCTATTAGCATTTAGAGAATTTTTATATTCCCTTCCTAAAGAAGAAGCTAAAGACTGTTATCTAGTACTACATACTGAAGCAGTAACTGATCATGGTACTGATTTATATAAAGTAAGAGAATTTTTGTTTGGTGAAGATTTTGAGGACCAAATTATATTCTCTCATCAAAAATATGATGATAAAGTATTAAATTGGTTATATAATATAGCAGATGTTCAAATTCTAATTACTTCTAATGAAGGGTGGGGATTAACATTAACAGAAGCTATACTATCAGGAACACCTATTATTGCCAACACAACAGGTGGAATGCAAGATCAAATGAGGTTTGTGGATAACAACGGAGAATGGTTTACACCTGATGCTAATGTTCCTTCAAACCATAGAGGTACTTATAAAGAACATGGTGAGTGGGCTTTTCCAGTATATCCTGCTTCAAGATCAATTCAAGGTTCTCCTCCAACTCCTTATATATTTGACGATAGATGTAAGTGGGAAGATGTTACTGAAAGATTAAAAGAAGTATATTCTATAGATAAGGATGAACTTAAAGCCCGAGGATTAAAAGGTAGAGAATGGGCTATAGGAAATGAAGCAGGTTTTACTTCAGGACATCAAGCTGAAAGATTTGTAAGTGCTGTTAATGAATTATTTGATACTTGGGAACCAAGAGAAAAATATGAAATAGTAAATGCTAATGAATATAAAGGAAAATTTTTAAACCATAAAATAATTTATTAATGAGTAAACCAATTTTTATAATAAGCTGCCCTTTTGATACTTATAGTGGTTATGGGGCACGCTCAAGAGATATAGTAAAAGCTATAGTACAATCAGATAAATATAATGTAAAATTGCTACCACAAAGATGGGGATCTACATCATGGGGTTTTTGCGAATCACACCCTGAATGGGAATTTTTAAATGATTTAAAAGTATTAAAAGTAGAATCTAAACCTGACATTTGGATGCAGATAACTATCCCAAATGAATTTCAAGCTGTTGGTAAGTACAATATTGGATGTACTGCAGGAATTGAAGCTGATTTATGCAAACCCGAATGGGTTGAAGGGTTAAACAGAATGGATAGAAATTTTGTTTCCTCAAAGTTCACAAAAGCAATGTTTGAGTCACAGTCTTTTGATAAAAAATCAAGACAAACAAACCAAGTTATAGGGAATGTTAAATTAGAAAAACCTATAGATGTTGTTTTTGAAGGTGTAAATTTAGATATTTATAAACCCTTAAAAAATAGCGAATTAAATACCTTTGATTTTACGGGTATTAAAGAATCATTTTGTTACCTATTTGTAGGACATTGGATGAAGGCGGATTTTGGACATGATAGAAAAAATGTTAGTTTGTTAGTAAAGGCATTTTACGAAACGTTTAAAAATAAGAAAAAACAACCTGCACTAATATTAAAATCTTCTACGGGTGTAGCAGGTTATATGAGTAGAGATGAGATCTTAGATAAAATTAAACATATCAAAAAATCAGTGGATGGTAAAAACTTACCTAATGTATATGTCTTAAATGGGGAATTCACAGATTCAGAGATGAATGAGTTGTATAATAACCCTAAAGTAAAAGCTATGGTTAGTTTAACTAAGGGAGAAGGATTTGGTAGACCATTGTTAGAATTCACAACTTCTGGAAAACCTGTTTTAGCTTCTGGTTGGTCAGGTCATACTGATTTTCTACATAAAGAATTTTCAACACTTATTCCTGGGGAACTTGAATTAGTTCACCCATCAGCCGCTAATAATTGGTTAGTCCCAGAAGCTAAATGGTTTAAGCCAGATACTAGATATGTTGGTGGTATGTTTAAAGACATATTTGAAAAATACAAAGACTTTTTAAATAATAGTAAAAGACAAAGATATTATACTGAACAAAATTATAGTTGGAATCATATGGAAAAATTAGTTAATCAAATTTTAGATGACAATATACCAGAATTCCCTAAAAAAATGGAGTTAAAACTCCCAGAATTAAATATACCTAAATTATGAAACACGACTCATTAAAGGAATGTACTAGATGCAGCTCAGACGCATGTTATTCACAAGAAGTAACCAAGGATATTAATATTGAAATGTGTTATGGGTGTGGTTTCCAAAGTAATAGTATTATCAAAAAAGGAAACGACTTCTTCAACCAACAATTTGAAAACCTCCCTGAATTGTATAAAGAATTAATGGATGAAGAAGAAGAAACAGGTAAAGTATGGATGCCCACTATTATCAATTTAAAAGATAAAGGTATGGTTTTTGCTGATGGGACAGGTAGAGATAATTGGAGATGGGCTGCTGTTAAAGCAATACCCGTACTTGAAGAAGAATTAGAAAAATATAAGGGAGAAAAACATAGAGCAGATATGTCCACTATAAAACATTTTGAAGAACGTGGATTTATAGAAGCACTTTCGTATATTGGAGTATTACCAGAATAAAATATGAAGATACTAGTTACAGGGGGAGTTGGGTTTATAGGTACAGCTTTAATCAAAAAGTTACTAAATGAAGGATATAATGTCCATTCATTAGATAACTATGAAGTTGGGTTAAAAGAGAATGAAGTTGATGGTTGTAATTACCATGTAGGGGATATTGAGAATATTCACCTTATGGATAAAGACTTTGACTTAATATTTCATTTAGCTGCACTATCCAGAATCCAACCCTCATTTAACAACCCAACAGAAACCTTTAGAGTTAATACTATTGGTACTCAAGATGTATGTGAATTCGCTAGATTATCGGGAGCTAAAGTTATATATGCTGGTTCCTCTTCTAGGTGGCATAACCCATACCAATCACCTTACGCCGCGTGTAAACACATGGGAGAAGAAGCATGTAAGATGTATAAAAAAACCTATGGAATGGATATCGAAATAGTCAGATTCTATAATGTATATGGTCCAGGTGAAATAGTAGATGGAGATTGGGCTGCTGTAGTAGGTAAATGGAGACGTCAAGTTAAAAATGGTGAACCCATTACTATTGTGGGTGATGGAGAGCAACGAAGGGATTTTACACACATAGATGACATAATAGAAGGGTTATGGAAGATTGGAGTTAAGGATATTAAACATGAAGATGCCTGGGAATTAGGAACAGGTATGAATTATTCTATTAATGAAGTGTATAACTGGTTTAAAGAAAGATTTGAAGTTGAATCCATTACAATACCAGACCAATCTGGTAACTATAGAGAAACTATTCGTGAAAATGATGACAGTTTAAAAAAATTAAATTGGAAACCAACTGATCAATTAAAAAATTATATATTAAAGTTATGAAAATAAGTTATGCTATAACAGTATGTGATGAATTTCTTGAAATACAGAGACTCCTCTCATTATTGCTAAATAATAAAAGAAGACAAGATGAAGTCGTAGTATTAGTTGATTTATCTAAAAATAAACCAACATCTGAATTACTAAGATACCTTCATGAACTAAGCTCAGAAGATTATATTACTTTAGTTGAAGATACTTTTAAAGGGCATTTTGCTGATTGGAAAAATTTATTAACAAAATCATGCAGTGGGGATTATATATTTCAAATAGATGCAGATGAATATCCTAATAAAGAGTTAATAGAAACACTTCCATTTTTATTAGAGATGAATAAAGATGTAGATGTTATGTTAGTACCTAGGGTAAATACTGTAAAAGGACTAACTCAAGACCATATAGCAAAATGGAGGTGGAGTATAAATGAAAAAGAATGGGTAAATTGGCCTGATTACCAGTGGAGAATTTATAAAAACGATCCTACTATAAAATGGGTAAATAAAGTACATGAAAAATTAGAAGGGTTTAAACAGTATGCTACTTTACCTATGGAAGAAGGATTTGCTCTATATCACCCAAAAGATATTGAACGTCAAGAAAAACAAAATAATTATTATAGTACGTTATGAAAATATTATATGTAACAAATTATAATAGTATTGCCAGAGCAAGTGGTGGGTTTATAAATGACTACCAAAATGATTTAGTGTTTTATGGATTAAGAGAGTTATATGGGGATGATGTAGTTGATTCTACACAAATAATCTCTCTTTATAAAGAATATGAAAATAAAATAAACCCAAGACATCTTTGGGGTGGAATGACTACTTTCTGGCTTATAGGAGAAAATAATATTGACAGAACTAATATTGAACAAAAAATTAAGGATAATTATTATGATTTAATTATTTATGGTGCTATCCAACGTTGTAAAGACTATTATGAATTAGTTTCACAACATTATTCTGATGATAAAATAATATTAATCGATGGTAATGATGAAACCGATTTAGATCCCCTATATAAAAAACACTTATATTTTAAACGTGAATTAATAGAAGAACACCCAAATCTAATTCCCATTACATTCGCAATACCAACACCTAAA